AATAGGGCCAGTGACAGGTCTTTTAGATAAATTCATTGAAGATAAAGATAAGAAAAATGCTATCGCCTTTGAATTAGCTACTATGGCTGAGAAGCATGCTCAAGAATTAGCTAAGGGTCAGATAGAGGTCAACAAGACTGAAGCAGCACACAAGAGTTTATTTGTTGCTGGATGGCGACCCGCAATAGGCTGGATATGTGGACTAGCCTTACTCTATTCTACTATCCTAGCTCCAATACTAGGCATCTGGTTTACTGTCCCACCTGTTGATAGCTCATTACTTACAAGTGTACTGATGGGTATGCTAGGCTTAGGTGCTATGCGTACAGTAGAGAAGACTAAAAACGTACAGAGAGAACGATAATGGTTGTAAACTTTGGTAACTTTGCTCCACAGCTTCCTAAAGAAGATACAAGTTTTTTGTACGGTTCTTTGGACGATAGCTCAGAAATTGGAGAATTGTATCAAGACTGGACAGCAGTTACTGAACGAGGTCAAAAGTCTCCTACAGGGTATACCCCGCCTTTTGAGTTGCCAGATGTTTCTACGCTTCCTCCAAAACCTGAAGTAGCTCCTCCATCGCCAGAGATGATGGAAAGGTTTAACAACTTAGACCCCGCTATTCTCGAAAGTTTAACAAAAAGCGGTGGAAACTTTACAGGCATTTCTCCTTCTGGATTTTCAGATCGTGTTGGTGTGTTCTCAAGACAAAACCAATACGAGGATATTACTCAGTACAACCCGCTAGGAACTGCTCCTGAAGATTATATTGAATACGCAGATTTAAAGAGTCCTGAAGCATTAGCAGCTAAAGCCAGTAGAGAGCAAGAAGTATCTGCTAAAATGGAAGAGTGGACGACACCTTTAAAAGAGCTGTCTAAATCAGACCCTGCTAAGTTTACTCAAGAATACAACAGTCTTCCTTTAAACGCTCAATTAGCTTACTTAAAAAGCGAAAAAAACAAAGGCAGTTTGTCTGATAAAGAATATAAACAAGCGTTTGCAGATCAATGGAACGCTTCTGGACAGCCGGGAACTTTGCAATATATAGACAAATACGGCTGGCGTATGTATGCCCCAGACGTTGTAAAACAGGGAGGCGGTCAAGACCCAACAGGGCCGCACACTTGGTACGAAACAGAAGGGCTTTTTGATAGTCCTACGGATAGGCTAGGTAGTTGGTCGCCTAGAGTTCCAGAGTCTTTTGACGTTACTAGCGTAGGCAGAGGTTTATTAGCATCAGCGCCTTTACGTTTAGCTGCTGGTGTAATGACAGGAGGTCTTTCAGAAGGAGTCATTGCTGCTGGTAAAGGAGTAACAGGCGACACGTTACACGCAGGAGACTGGTTATCTATAGCTTCTACGGGTTTGCAAATGGCAGACGTAATAACACCTCCTGCAAGCGAAGCAGCAGCAGCAGAAGCTGGACAACAAGCTATGCAGGCAGCAGACGCAGCAGGCTTATCTAACGCGGCAGCTATGCAAGCAGGAAACGCAGCACAAGCAACGGCATTGGCTGGTAAAGGTTTGACAATAGGCAATAAAGTTTTAAATTACAATCAATCTGTGGGTTTGTTAAACGTAGCTGCTGGCAATCCTACTGGCGCTGCTCTTCAGCTTTATGGTGGAGATTTAATTAACGAAGGCTTAGATAAAGCAGGGCTAGACAGAGCAACTATTGAACGCGCAGGTATCCAGTATGATGACTTCCAAGCTGGTATAGGTAAAGTTGTTAGTGAAGTAGCTGGCGGGGCAGAACTAGACAACGCTTTAGCTTCTGGCTTAGGTACTTATATTAGAGAAGGTGGAACACTAGGCTCTATTGACCTTCCTGAAACTAACATAGACTTAGGTGTTATTGAGGACGTTGTTAGAGATGTTGTACGTCCTATTGGTAAAGTAGGTACAGAGATTGCTAAGTTTGTTGAAGAAGCTGTTCCTGAAGACGTTGACAAGATTGAAGATGCAATTAGACAAGCAGGTAGAACAACTGAAGATGTTGTTAGAGCAGGCGGGAGAGCCATAGATCAAGCTGTTATACAGCCTACTAGAGAAGTAGCTAAAGCTTTTGATGATGCTGTTATACAATCTGTAGGCGATGCTGCTTCTGCTTTAGACACTGCTGTTAGACAAGCACTGCCTAGCACTAGCATAGACTTGCTTAATTTAAACCCCAACTTAGGCCAGTTTGGTCTACAGTTTACACGAGTATCTGACACAGGCGAACCAGCAACACAGCCTTCTGCTACACGCACAACAGATGCTTTGTTTGGTGACGAGTTGTTTAAGTTTAAGACACCAATAGAAGACACACAAGAGCGTTTAGATTACGTTGACTTGAACAGTCCTTTTGATCAGTCACAAGAATTAGAATTAGAACTAACTTATCCAGGTTCTACAGAGGAATCTGATGGCTTTTTTGAAGGCACAATTTACGAGCAACAACCACGGAGCTACAATTTCTAATGACTTACTTACAACTTGTTAATAGCGTATTACGCAGACTGCGGGAGGACGAAGTAACCACTGTTGGTCAGAACTCGTACTCTAAACTTATTGGTGAGTTTGTCAACGATGCTAAACGTACCGTAGAAGACTCCTACGATTGGACTGCTTTGCGTACTACACTGACTGTATCAACCACAACAGACACGTTTAACTATGTGCTGACGGGTTCACAGAACAGGATGAAAATACTTGATGTTCTTAACGACACATCTAACTTTTTTATGCAGTATAAAACTTCACGTTGGATGGATCAGGCATTTTTGATAGACGAGCCACCAATAGGCGCACCTCAGTTCTACAGTTTTAACGGTGTCAATGCCGCAGGTGACAACGGTGTAGACCTCTATCCTAAACCTGACAAGGCTTATCAAGTACGCTTCAATGTGGTACTGCGTACAGCAGAGTTTACAGCAGACACAGACAACATGCAAATACCTTCCCCTCCTGTAGTTCAGCTTGCTACAGCGTTGGCGGCTAGAGAGCGTGGAGAGACTGGAGGCACTAGCGCAGCAGAGTTGTTTGCACTAGCAGATAATACCTTGGCTGACGCTATTGCTATTGATGCGTCACAGCATCCTGAAGAAACTATCTGGTATTCGTAAATGGCAAAACAATTACAGAACATTACAGTAGCTGCTCCAGGCTTTTTTGGTCTTAACACACAGGACTCTCCCATAGGTGGTAATCCTTCGTTTGCCGCTATTGCAGACAACTGTGTTATTGACAAGCTAGGCCGTATTGGTGCGCGTAAAGGTTGGGAAGCTGTCTCTACTAACGGTTCTTCTGTGCTAGGCAGTAGCCGTGGTATTGAAACTGTACATGAGTTTATCGACAACTCTGGTGACAAGGTTGTACTGTCAGCAGGCAACGCTAAAGTATTCAAAGGTACTACAACCTTAACAGACATTACTCCTAGTAGTTACACACCTACAGCTAACAACTGGAAAACAGTATCACTAAACAACCATGTGTATATGTTCCAGAGAGGGCATGAGCCACTGGTAGGCACAGACGAGTCAGGTTCTTTTGTGCTAGAAACTATGTCAGGTCATAGCCATAGTACAGGTGTTGCACCACAAGGCAATGAAGTCCTAGCGGCTTATGGTAAGCTATGGGTAGCAGATGTTACAGGTAACAAGCACACTGTCTACTGGTCTGACACACTCAGCGGTCATGCTTGGACAGGTGGTGCTTCAGGCTCGTTAGACGTTACTTTAGTGTGGCCTACAGGCTTTGACGAGATAACGGCTCTAGCGGCTCACAATGGCTTCCTAATCATCTTTGGTAAGAAGTCTATACTTGTGTACTCAGGTGCATCCTCTCCTGCCTCTATGACGCTTACAGACACTATAGAAGGCGTTGGCTGTATAGCCCGTGACTCAGTACAACATACAGGCACTGACATTATATTCTTGTCAGACGCTGGTGTACGGAGTTTTGGTAGGACTATACAAGAGAAGTCTATGCCTATGCGTGACATCAGCAAGAATGTACGCACTGATTTAATGAGCTTAGTGTCTTTACAGACTAACGCTATCAAGTCTCTGTACAGTTCTGACAATGCTTTCTACTTGCTGACGTTACCAGACAGCAACACTGTGTACTGCTTTGACATGCGAACACCTTTAGAGGATGGCTCTCACCGAGTTACTACTTGGTCTAGTTTAAATCCGTTGTCGTTTGCTGTATTAGAAGATGGTGAGATATACATTGGGCTTGCGTCAGGTGTTGTTAAATACAACGGTTACTTAGATGGTACTGCTCAGTATCAGATGCGTTACTTCAGTAACCCGCTAGACTTTGGCAACACTTCTAATCTAAAGTTTTTAAAGAAGTTTAATGTTACTATTATTGGCGGTCAGTCAACAGAGGCTATTCTTAACTGGGGCTATGACTACACTTCTAACTACACTAAGCAAGCTTTAGTCTTTACTTCTTCAGCCTCAGTATCAGAGTATGGTATTGCTGAATACAACATTGCTCAATATGTAGCCAGCAGTACTATTAACACGCCCAAGATAAATACTACAGGTAGTGGGGAAGTAGTTACTATTGGTATCGAATCTGAGATTAACGGCTCCTCTTTTTCTATTCAAAAAATTGACATACACGCTCTATTAGGGAGACTTATCTAATGTCCAACTACACAAAGACAACTAACTTTGCAGCAAAAGATGCTCTCTCTTCTGGCGATCCTAACAAGATAGTTAAAGGTACAGAGATCGACACTGAATACAACAACATTGCGACAGCAGTGGCTACTAAAGCTAACTCTGCTAGTCCTACTTTTACTGGTACTGTTACAGCCGCTACCGTAAACGTCACAGGCACACTGACGGCTGACACAATTACTGGAGGATCGTACTAATGGCTATTCTGCCTAAACAGATTAGAACCACAATGCCCGGACAAGCCCAAGTTCCAGGAATGTTTGCTGGTGGCTCGCCTGCGCGTATTAACGACCCTTTGGAAGCAATTCGCTACGCACAAGCACAACCTACGCAGTCTACAGGCTTTGACACTACACTGCCTACACAGGCTCCTGTAGCTGCTCCTACCACTGTAGGGCTTACTGGTATACCTTCTGCACCTAGCTCAGTAGGCGCTGGTGAGGTTGCTTTAGGTGGCGTTTTAGGTGGTCTATTGGGAGGTGGTATAGACTTACAGAATGTTCTAGGCACTGCTGGACAGGCTTATCTAGGCCAAGAAGCTATCTCTGCTCCTTACGAGGTAGGTCGTGCTGGTTTAGAGATGGCAGAGCAGGTAGGACAGCGTGGTGCAGAAACAGCAGCATTTAGACCCTACACTGTCACCAGTAACCTAGCTCGTGTTGGCACAGACCCTTCTGGTGGCTTTACTACACAACTAAGCCCAGAGCAACAGGCTCTACAGAATCAAATCATGGGACAAGCTGGTGGGTTCTTCAATCAACTACAGGCTGACCCTGCTGCTGTACAGGCTGGCATCTACGAAGACATTAGAGCCACACAGCGTCCTGAAGAGGAACGTCAGCGTCTAGCGTTAGAAGAGCGTATGCTGTCACAAGGTCGTTTAGGACTGTCCTCTGATGCCTATGGCGGTGCATCACCTGAGCTACTGGCTATGGAGACTGCACGACAGGAGGCTATGGCACGGGCTAACATAGGTGCTAGACAGCAGGCATTAGCAGAGCAAGCACAGACTGCATCACTTGCTGGTGGACTGTTAGGCTCTGGTTACATACCACAGAATCAAGCACTGTCACTACTAGAGGCTAGTCAGATTCCTGCTGGATATGCTGATATTGGTCGCAGAACAGGTGCTGAGTTAGGTGCTAAGTCTGGATTGGCTGGTATTGAA